TCCTCACCGGCCTGTCCGACGCCCAACGCAAGGCCTTGATCTTGGCCGACAACAAGATCGCTTTGAATTCTGGTTGGGACATGGCTTTGCTGTCTGCTGAGTTGGCGGACCTGAAAGCCGAGGGCTACGACCTGACGCTCACCGGCTTTTCGCTCGAGGAGATCGACGGGATGGTTGAGGACTTGGAGCCTGAAAGCGACCCAGACGACGTGGGTGATGTGCCTGCTGAGCCAAAGACCAAGGTGGGCGACGTCTACATTCTTGGCCCACACCGCCTTGTTTGTGGTGACTCCACGTCCATGGCCAACCTCGATGCCCTGATGCGTGGCGAGCTGGCTGACTGTTGCTGGACGGACCCACCTTACAACGTGGCCTATGAGACCAAGGCTGGCAAAATTGCCAACGACGACCTGAGCGACAAGGAGTTCCGCGAGTTCATCTGCTCGGCCATGACCACCGCCTATGCCGTCATGAAGCCTGGCGCTGCAATCTACGTGGCCCATGCCGACACTGAGGGTTTGAACTTTCGCGCTGGCTTCACCGCTGCTGGCTTCAAGTTGTCCGGCTGCCTGATTTGGAAGAAGGATTCACTGGTTCTTGGCCGGTCCGACTACCAGTGGCAGCACGAGCCCATCCTGTACGGCTGGAAGCCTGGAAGCTCACATCGTTGGTATGGTGGCCGCAAGCTGACGACCATGATCGACTTGGATCAGGACCGCATGCCGTTCGTGCGTCGTGAAGATGGCCGCTATGAAATCCGCGTGGGTGACTCGGTCATGGTGATTGACGGTTCCGCAACCATCGAGGAAGTGGTACCTTCGGTCATCCGTGAATCAAAGCCCAAGCGGTCCGATGGCCATCCGACCATGAAGCCCGTGGCCTTGATTGAGCGCATGTTGCGCAACTCTGCCCGTCCTGGCGACATCGTGCTCGACCTGTTTGGTGGCTCTGGTTCCACGCTGATGGCCGCTGAGCGCCTTGGCATGTGTGCTCGTTTGTCCGAGCTGGACCCTGGCTATTGCGACGTGATTGTGTCGCGCTATGAGGCATACACTGGCCGAAAGGCTGTACTGGAGAATCGTGATGACAGCTGAAAAATCGAAACTAAAAGTAAAAGTGAGCAGCCGTGGGGGTGCTCGGCCTAATTCTGGCGGTGCTCGCGCGGGTGCTGGACGCCCTGCTTTGGTCCCGACTGACAAGGACCGCAAGCAGGTTGAGGCCATGTCTGGCTATGGCGTGCCCATCGAGCAAATCGCTGCTGTGGCCATGGGTGGCATCTCGATCGACTCGCTGTACACCTATTTCCGCGAGGAGTTGGTGCTTGGTAAATCCAAAATCAACGGCAAGATTGGCCAGACCTTGGCCCAGAAGGCTTTGGCCGGTGACACGGCTGCGCTGATCTGGTGGTCAAAGTCGCGCATGGGCTTTCGTGAAAAGGTCGAGCTCGAGCACACCGGCTCTGGTGGTGGCCCGATTCAGACCGAGGGCACTGTGGTGCTGGAGCCGTCCGAGGCGTACAAGCGTTTGCTTGGCGGTGCGCAATGAGCGACGTTGATGCAATCCTTGCAGAGCGTGGCAAACGCTACGGCTCGTTTGAAGGCCATGCCGAAATCTCGCAGCGCTTGAAGGCGTTGGTGCATCACTACGAGGCTGTGCGTGGTTGCGACCTGGAGCACGACCAGCGTGAGGCGCTTGAGATGGTGATGCACAAGGTGGCACGCATCTTGAACGGCGACCCGAATTACGCTGACAATTGGGTGGATATCGCTGGCTACGCTAAGCGTGTGGCCGACCGACTGGGTTCGAATGACTGACTTCGACTGGCGCAATCCAAACTACGGGCCGGTGTTCGAGGCTCGCATCGATCGCGTCAAGCGTTTGCGTGCGGACCCGACCATCTTGCCTGGCCTTATGCAGTTCTATGCCGACCATCCGGTGGAGTTCATCACCGATTGGGGCATGACGTTTGACCCGCGTAACGTCGAGCGTGGCTTCGAGGCTGTGACGCCTTTCCTGCTATTCCCGAAGCAGGCCGACTTCGTCACGTGGGTGGTTGACCGTTGGCTTGGGCGTGAGGATGGGTTGGTTGAGAAGTCTCGCGACATGGGCGCGTCGTGGCTTTGCGTGGCTGTTGCCGTGTGGATGTGGCTGTTCAAGCCTGGCACTGTGATTGGCTTTGGCTCGCGCAAGGAGGAATACGTCGACAAGCTGGGCGACCCGAAGTCGTTGTTTTGGAAGGTGCGCCAGTACATCAACCTGCTGCCTGCTGAGTTCCGGCCTGCTGGCTACAGCGAGCGGCTGCACGCGCCTGCCATGCGCATCATGAATCCGGTCAATGGCAGCACCATCGTAGGTGAGTCTGGCGACAACATCGGTCGCGGCAACCGAACATCGATCTATTTTCTTGACGAGGCGGCCTTCATCGAGCGGCCTGAGCAGGTGGACGCGGCTTTGTCGCAAACATCCAACTGCAAGCTGCACGTGTCCACGCCAAACGGCGCAGGCAATCCGTTCTATCGCAAGCGTCACGGTGGCCGCATCCCTGTGTTTGTGTTTGATTGGAAAGACGACCCGCGCAAGGACCAAGCGTGGTACGACAAACAAAAGGCGACGCTTGACCCTGTCATCGTTGCGCAGGAAATCGACCGCGACTACACAGCGTCGGTTGCCAACGCCTTCATCCCTGGCGATATCGTGACCGCTGCCATGGCCCGTGGTCCTGCCGACGTTCGTGCTGTTGGTCCGTTGCAGGTGGGCGTTGACGTCGCTCGTTTCGGCAATGACAAATCCGTCATCACGTTCCGACAAGGTCGCGTGGTCTACCCGCCTATCGTGTTTGGCCAGTGCGACGTGGTGGATGTGGCCGGCCGCGTGAAGGATGCCGTCAATTCGTGGGGTGGCAAGGTGTCGCAGATTGCCGTTGACTCTATCGGCATCGGTGCTGGCGTGGCCGACATGCTGCGTCGCGACTTTCCTCGTGGTGTGGTGGTCGATGTGAATTCAAGCATCCGGTTGTCCGATGGTCAGAACTACAACCTGCGTGCCCGTATGTGGCGCGACATGCGCGAGTACTTGAAGAATGGCGCGTCTATCCCGAACGATGGCGAGCTGGCCACCGAGCTGTCTGCGCTCCAGTACGAGTACCGTGGTGGTGAGCTGCTGCTTGAATCGAAGGACGATGCCAAGAAGCGGGGCATCAAGTCGCCTGACCGCGCGGACTCGCTGGCCTTGACGTTTGCGGTCCCTGTGCGAGAATTGGGCGGAGTTCTGCAAACGCATGCAGAAGTGAACTATTCAATTTTGTAGCGAGGTGTCTTATGGGTGGTAGTGCTCCTGTCAAAGCCGTGAAGAAGACGGTAAAAGTTGCAACTGATGTTGTTGATACCGCTGTCGATGTGGTCAAAGACGTGCCCAAGGTTGTTGCGGAAATTCCAAAGGCTGCCATCAATGTGGCCAAGGACACGGTCAAAGGCACCGTTTCTGCTGCGAAGGACTTGGCGACTGGAACTGTGGACACCATCAAAGATGTGGCGCAGGTTCCGATTGACCTGGCCAAGGGCGCTGTCAAGGTGACCAAGGATGCTGTTGGCGATGTGATGGAGGCGATCATCCCAACGCCCAAAATCCCAGAGATGCCTGCAGTTGTTCAGGAGCAGGCCACCTCTGCCGCTGACGTTCGCAGCAATCAAGCCTTGATCGAGCGTGACCGCGCTGATCGTCTTCGTCGTCGTCGTGGCCGTGCCGCGACCATGCTTGTTCAACCTTCCATTTCCGCTGTGCCTACTGGCTCGGTGGCTACCAAATCTTTGCTGGGGCAGTAATCATGGCGGACTCACGCGCAACTGACATTCTCGACAAGCACGAGCGCATGCGTCAGCAGCGCGTGTACTTCGAGCGCATCTGGCAAGAGATTGCCGACCGAATCATTCCACGCAAGGCCGAGTTCAAGCGCCACCGTGGCCGCGTCACTGACCCCAAGGGCGACCGACGCACCGACCAAGTGTTTGACGCTGCGCCTGCTTTGGCGCTGGACCGTTTTGCTGCGGCCATGCATTCGCTGGTCACGCCTCGCAATCAGCAGTGGCATTCGCTGCGTCCACAAAACGACGAGCTGGCTGAGAACCAAGAGGTGAAGAAGTACCTCGAGGACGTGAACAAGCGGTTGTTTGCTGCTCGTTACTCCAGCAACTTCGACAACCAAATCCACGAGTGCTACTTTGACTCTGGCGCGTTTGGCAACATGTGCATGTTCATCGGCGACCGCCTTGGCCGCTCGATCTACTACCGCACCGTTCCTGTCGAGCAGTTGTTCTTCATGGAGAACGAGTACGGCGTCGTCGATCTGGTGCACCGTGAGTTCCCGATGACTGCGCGTCAGGCTGCCAGCAAGTTTGGCAAGGACCGCCTGCCATCACAAATCCGTGATGCTGCTGAGAAGCGACCCGAGCAGGAGTTCTGGTTCTTGCACTGCGTCAAGCCTCGCGAAGATGCCGACATGTCGCGTCGTGATTTCAAGGGCATGAAGTTCGCGTCGTACTACGTGTGCATCGAATCACGCGAGATTGTGAGCGAGGGCGGCTTCCGCTCGATGCCTTATGCCGTGTCTCGCTACGCTGTGTCGTCTGGTGAGGTGTACGGCCGTGGTCCTGCGCAGATCATCCTGCCCGACGTGAAGATGCTCAACGAGATGAACCGCACCGTGATTCAGGCTGCCCAGCTTGCAGTGCTGCCACCTTTGTTGGCTCACCGCGACGGCATCTTGGACGCTATCCGCTTGACGCCTGCGGCCATCAACTATGGCGGTGTTGACGACAACGGCCGTCAGCTCATTCAAGCCATGGACGTTGGTCAAAACGTGAACATTGGCATGGAGATGATGGACCAGAAGCGTGCGCTCATCAACGACGCGTTTTGGAATACGCTGTTCCAGATTCTGGTGGACACGCCCAACATGACGGCGACCGAGGCAATGCTTCGTGCGCAGGAGAAGGGCGCTTTGTTGGCACCGACGGCCAGCCGTATCGAGTCCGAGTTCTTGAACCCGATGGTCGAGCGTGAGTTGGACATTCTGGCCATGGCCGGTGAGTTGCCACCCATCCCTGACGAGCTTTTGGATTCTGGCGGCTTGTTCGAGGTTGAGTACACGTCGCCTTTGGAGCGTGCCCGTCGCGCCGAGGAAGGTGTGGCCATCCTGCGCACGTTCGAGCAGCTGGCTCCCATCGCTCAGGTGGACCCCAACGTGTACCGTCGTTTCAACATGGGCGAGGCTGCGAAGGTGTTGGCCGACGTCAACGGCGTGCCTGCCAAGATCATGTACAGCGACGACGAGATGGCCGAGCTCGATGCTGCTGAGCAAGCTCAAAACCAGCAACAGCAATTGCTGCAAGCTGCGCCAATCGCTGCCAGTGCTGCGAAGGACTTGGCTCAGGCTCAGTCGTTGGCGGCTTCTGCGCCGAATCAGATGCTTCCAAACATCGGGGCGTAATCCGTGGACCTGTTCACACGCTTTTGGAATCGACGCAATGCATACCGCACTGCGTTTGGCGAGAAGGCTGGCATGACCGTGCTGGCCGACTTGCGCGAGTTCTGTCGTGCCGATTCATCATGCGTGGTGGTTGGCAAAGATGGGAAAATAGACACGCACGCCACCGTGCTTGCCGAGGGTCGGCGCGAGGTGTGGCTGCGTATTACTGAAACCCTGCAACTAACCGACGAGCAACTGCTCAAACTGAAAGAGAACCACAATGTCTGACGCTCCTGCAAACCCAACCGACACACCCGCAGCACCAGCTGCACCTTTGTCCGCTGCTGCCTCATTGGCTGGCGACGCTCCTGCCGCTGCGCCTGCCGCACCTGCTGCCGCTGACCCTGCTGCTGCACAACCACCTGCTGGCGACGACGCGCCGCCTTCCGTTGCTTTGCCTGGCAAGGACGCAACGCCTGAGCAATGGGCTGAGTTCTACCGCAACATTGGCGCACCCGAAACTGCGGACGCCTACGAGATTCCTGTGCCAGAAGGCGACGATGGCGCGTTTGCCAAGACTGCCGCTGCTTGGTTTAAGGACGCTGGCTTGCTTCCTCAGCAAGCTACCGCCTTGGCATCCAAGTGGAATGAGTTTCAAGGCGCACAAGCTGCTGCCGCTGAGGCTGCTGAGACTGCTCGCCTGCAAGCCTTGGACACCAAGAACCGTGCCGAAGAGACCGCTTTGAAAACCGAGTGGGGCCAAAAGCACGACGAGAACATGGAGCTGGCCAAGCGTGCTGTGCGTCAGTTCCTGCCTTCCGACAAGGCTGGCAACATCATCACCGCGCTTGAGGACCAAATCGGCTACGCTGAAACCATCAAGCTGCTGCACACCATTGGCTCTGGCCTTGGCGAGCACGACGCTGCCGGTCTTGGCCAGCAGTCAGGTGGCAAGAAGTCCGCTGCTGAGATTCTGTACGGCGGCACGTCCAGCAAGTGACGAACCCAAAGCCGTTACCGGAGCAGTTGGGCGAGCGCGTGCCCATGCTCAACCGGTACGGCTTCTTTGTTCGAGCTGGCTACCCGTTTGGCGTCATGCGTCCGCTCGATTACTTCATCGTTCCCGACCGCCTGCGTACACCTGAGATGGTGCGGCAGGCGGTTTGTCGTCGTGCCAAGCGTCATGGCGAGACGTTTCAGACCAAGCGAACGGTGGACGGGATCATGGTTATTCGCATCGCTTGAGTTGACAACGTTGCAAACTGCGTGAAATCGCGCATAGAATTCGCGCACTGTGGTGCTTGAGTGTGCTGCAGCCCATTCGCCGACCGGCGTTAACCCTTTGGAGGTCTAAATGACAACCCTTGCAAACAATGCGCTAACGCTCGCCGATTGGGCAAAGCGCCGTGATCCCGATGATCGCGTATCCACCATCGTTGAGTTGCTCAACCAGACAAACGACATTCTTCAAGACATGTTGTGGGTCGAGGGTAACTTGCCCACTGGCCACCGCACTACTGTGCGCACTGGTCTGCCAGAAGTTGCTTGGCGTAAGCTGAACTATGGCGTTGCCCAATCCAAGAGCACAACTGTGCAAGTGGACGACAGCACCGGCATGTTGGAAGCCTTCGGCCAAGTCGACAAAGACCTCGCCGAGTTGAACGGCAACACCGCGCAGTTCCGTCTGTCTGAGAACATGGCTTTCTTGGAAGCTATGAACCAAGAGATGGCCAGCACGTTGTTCTACGGCAACAGCACAAACGAGCCAGAAGCCTTCACCGGTTTGGCAGTTCGCTACTCTAGCTTGTCCGCTGCAAACGGCCAAAACATCTTGTCAGCCGGTGGCGCGTCCACTTTGACTTCGGTGTACTTGGTTGGTTGGGGTGACAACACCGTTCACGGTATCTATCCAAAGGGCACGACTGCTGGTTTGCAGCACACTGACCTCGGCTTGGACACTGTGACTGACGCTGCTGGTGGTAAGTACCGCGCGTACCAAGACCACTACCAGTGGAAGTGCGGCATGTCTCTGCGCGACTGGCGCTATGTGACTCGTATCGCCAACATCAACATCACTCACTTGGCTGCTCAGTCTGACACGCAAGCGTCTACTGCCGGCACCGAGTTGATCAAGATGATGAGCCGTGCGATCGACCGCATCCCTGCCTTCGGTATGTGCAAGCCTGTGTTCTACATGAACCGCACCGTGTTCTCTCTGTTGCGCGTTATGGCGTTGCAGAAGTCTTCTGGCGCGTTGTCCATCGAGCAGGCAGCCGACCAGTTTGGCAACCCAGTGCGCGGCAATTTGTCGTTCATGGGCATCCCAATCCGTCGCGTTGATTCGATCTTGAACAACGAAACAGCAATCAGCTAATCAGGAGTTCATCATGATCATCGACAAATTACTCGAGCTGTCTGATGCACAAGCGGTCACTTCGACCGCCATCAGCACAAACGTGATCGACACTGCGCCTCAAGGCAACAGCGTCAACACGAACACAACCCGCGACCTCGGCGCTGGTGAAGACTTGTACTTGGTGGTTATCACCAACACTGCCGCGACCGACACTAGCAGCGATGCTACGTTGACCGTGACTTTGGAGTCTGACAGCACCGAAGACTTGGCAACCTCTGCCACTACACATTTCAGCACTGGCGCTTTGGCTTTCGCAGCCTTCTCGCCTGCTGGCACTGTGTTGTGCAAGGCCAAGTTGCCTGCTGGCTCGTATGAGCGTTACGTTGGTGTGCGTTACACCGTTGCCTCTGGTCCTCTGACCGCTGGCAAGTTTGACGCGTTCATCACCAACGGCATCGACGCTCCACGCAGCTACGCTGTTGGTTCGACCATCGTCTAAGGTTAGCCCATGAAGTACCGCGCTACACAGCCTGGCTTCATGGGTTTCCGAGTGCGTGTCGGCGATATTGTGGAAATTCAAGGAGAGCCACCTATCGCCGGTCTCGTGCCAATCGAGGAACCTGCTGCCGAATCAACACCAGCCGAAGCGACTGAGAAGCCTACCAAGGCGTCAAAGAAGCAGAAGCAGGCGACTGCAGAACCTGTTGCAGAGACGGTACCCGAGGAGCAATCCACGGAGCCTGACGCAACTGGCGACGTAATCTAAGAAGGCCCTTCGGGGCCTTTTTTACTTGGAGCATCAAATGAAAACATTTCAAAAGCCGTGCTTGCCGTTCCTGTATAACTCGAACACCGGCGACATGTGCGGATTCAAAGACCCCGATGGCAGCGAGCAGTTCTTTGCCTTTGCGCCTCGCTTGGGTTTCTTCTACAGCACGCAGGACCAGACGGACGGTGGCGCGACGCCTCTGACGTTCAACAACAGCGCGGTTTCTCGTGGTGTGTCAATCGTTGGTGGGTCTGAGGTTGTTGTTGATCGATCTGGCCTGTACATGTTTCAGCTATCGATGCAAATCGAAAACGCGGACAGCGGTTATCACAGCTTCAACATGTGGGGCTTGTTAAATGACGAAATCATTGAGAACAGCAACTTCCGCTACAGCGTCCCACCTGCACACGGTGGCGCTCCTGGTCGTTTGGCTCCAAGTCAGAACTTCATGCTTGCCTTAAACGCTGGTGACCGTGTTGAAATGCACTGGTACACCAACGACGAGGAAAATGTGACGCTTGCAACTATCGCGGCGCAGAGCAATCCAACGCGTCCGGCAACCCCGTCAATCCTTTTGACGGTGCAAGAAGTTGGCGGTTTGGAGGCGTAGGCTAGACCTGAGCAAATAATGGTGCGAAAATCCTGCCAACTCAGGAGTTCCGCCCATGGCATCAAAGGTCGAAATCGCAAACCGTGCGCTCACAAAGCTGGGCGCAGACCGCATCCTCTCGCTGGCTGACCAGACCAAAGAGGCACGCACCCTTAACTCAATGTTCGACACGGTGTTCTACGCCGAGCTGCGTCGTCATCGTTGGAAGTTTGCCGTGGCTCGCACCACGCTGCCTGCGTTGGTTGCGGCTCCTGCTTGGGGCTACCAATACGCGTACACGCTGCCTGCCGACTACCTTGCCTTGGTGCAGGTGAACGACATTCGCGTGCGTGCCACAAAGCAGACCGTGCCGTGGACCATCGAGGGCGATCAAATACTGACCGATTTGCCTGCGCCTCTCAAGTTCCGCTACATCAAAAAAATCACCGAGTTCTCGTTGCTCGACCCGCTGTTCGTCGAAGTGTTCGCCTGCAAGCTGGCGCTCGAATGCTGCGAGACCCTGACCCAGTCCACGCAGAAGCGTCAGATGGCCGGCGAGGAGTACAACTTCGCTGTCACCGAGGCTGTGCGTCTTGATGCTGTTGAGACCGAGCCGGACGAGCTGCCAACTGGCACATGGTTCGATTCGCGTGAGAGCAGCCTCGTTTACTCTGGTACCGTGATCGACGGCACCTTGATCAATATCAGCTCTGGCGTGACGGTCCTATGAGCAAGGCATCCCCAGCAATCACCAACTTCAACTCGGGCGAGTTCTCGCCTTTGCTTGAGGGCCGCATCGACTTCGAGCGTTATGCCAATGGTTGCGTGCTCGTTGAGAACTGGATTCCAACGGTGCAGGGTCCGGCCATCCGTCGCGCTGGCACGCGCTATGTTGCGCCAGTCAAGACTGCGGCCAACAAGGTTCACCTTCACCCGTTCGAGTACTCGGCTGACACGGCTTATGTGATTGAGTTTGGCGACCAGTACATCCGGTTCTACACGAACAACGGCCAGCTTGTGTCTGGCGGCTCTCCTGTTGAGGTGGCCACGCCTTACACGCAGGCAAACCTGTTTAATGCCGACGGCACTTGTCGTTTGCGCTTTGCTCAGTCTGGCGACTTCTTGTACATCACGCACCCGCTGTATCAGCCGCGCGTGTTGAAGCGCACAAGCTCGACCACGTTCACGCTTGATTTGTTTGAGGCCAAGGGTGGCCCGTTCATCGGTACCAATCCCGACGAGACCGTGACCGTGTACGGCTCTGCCGAAACCGGCAACATCACCGTGACGGCTTCGTCTGCCATTTTCCAGTCTGGTCACGTTGGTTCGTTGTTCTACATCGAATCAAAAAACGCCGACACCATCCCAGCGTGGGAGGTAAACAAGGCTATCGCTGCAACTGGCGTGCGTCGCCGGTCCGATAGCAAGTACTACGAGGCCATGACCACTGGCACTGGTGGCACGGTCAAGCCTGTGCACTCGTCTGGCGAGCGATACGACGGCGACCCTGGCATCTTGTGGGCGTTCCGTGATGCTGGCTTTGGCTGGGTAAAAATCACCGGCTACACGTCGGCCACGCAAGTGTCGGCCACTGTGCTGTCTCGCTTGCCGTCCGGCTGCGTTGGCTCAGGCAATGCGAGTACTCGTTGGTCACATGGCGCATGGTCTTCCGTTGAGGGTTGGCCATCGTCTGTGGCGTTCTTCCGTGAGCGTCTTTGCTTTGGTCGAAACCAGCGGGTGTGGATGTCGGTTTCTGCGGACTTCTCTGACTTCTCTGGTCAAAACGACGCGGGTGAAGTGACGACCGATATGGCCGTGTCTATCGAGGTGGCCAGCGGTGAGGTGAACGACATTCAATGGCTGCACCCTGACAAGCAGCTCATTGCCGGTACCGCTGGTGGTGAGTTTGCTGTGGGTGAGCTTTCAAACGGCGACCCGATCGGCCCAGACAACGTGCAGGCTGTTTTGCAGTCTCGCTTTGGCGTTCGCGCAATGCAGCCCGTTTCCTCTGGTAGCTCGTCGTTGCTCGTGATGCGTGCTGGCTTGAAGCTGCGCGAGTTCACGTTTGATTCTGTGGACTCGGCTTTGAAGGCTCAGGACGTCACCACGATTTCTGAGCACATCACGGCTGGCGGTGTCATCGACATGGACTATGCCAGCGACCCAAATTCTGTTGTGTGGTGTGTGCGCTCTGACGGTTTGCTGCTGGGCTTCACATGGAACAACGAGGAGCAGGTCAAGGGCTGGCATCGTCACCAGCTTGGTGGCAATGGCAAGGTTGAATCAGTGGCTGTCATCCCTCGACCTGATGGCACTGGCGACCAGACATGGATGAGCGTGTTGCGCACGATCAATGGCTCGACAAAGCGCTACATCGAGTATCTTGAAAACCCAATCAGCTACACCGGTGACAAGAAGGACTCGTTTTATGTTGATTCAGGCCTCACGTACTCAGGCGTGGCGGCGACCACAATTACAGGCCTGTCCCATCTTGAGGGCGCAACTGTTGACGTACTGGCCGATGGAGCGACGCACCCGCAGGTGGTCGTTACTTCTGGCGCTATCGACTTGCAGGTGTCCGCAACAAAGGTGCAAGTTGGCCTGCCATGCCCAGCCAAGTTGAAGACGGTTCGCATTGAGGCCGGTGGCTCTGATGGCACTTCGCAAGGCAAGACCAAGCGCATGCACAAGGTTGCTTTTCGCTTGCTCATGTCGGGCACCATCAAGGTTGGGCCAAATGCAAACAACACGCAGCTGGTTGAGTTCCGCGTGCCTGGTGATGCTATGACCGTTGCGCCACCGTTGTTCACTGGTGACAAGCTGGTGGCATGGCCTTCTGGCTACGAGACCGAGGCGCAAATCTACGTCATGGTTGATCAGCCGACGCCATGCACGCTGGTGGCCATCTACCCGCAAGTTGTAACGCAGGATTCGCGATGATTCAGATTGTGAAGATGAAGCCCCACCACCTTCGCGAGTTGCGTTTGCAGCCAATGCAGGCGGGACTTTCGACGACAATCGCGAGCGAGGAGTACGCGGAGTCTTTGGCCAACACTGACTACGCGTTTGCCGTGCTCGCTGACGGCAGGGTGATTGCCTGTGCTGGGTGCCTTGAGATGTGGGAGAACCGAGCCTATGCGTGGTCCATGATCTCGGCTGATGCTGGTCGTCACTTCTTTGGTTTCATCCGTGCTGTGGATGGTTTTTTAAAGCAGGCACCGTGGCGTCGTATTGAGGCCGCTGTGCAGTCTGATTTTGAGCAGGCGCATCGCATGATTCGCTTGCTGGGTTTCGAGTTTGAGGGCCGCATGCGTGCGTTCTCAGCCGATGGTGTGGATAACGATTTATACGCGAGGGTGCGACATGGCTGATCCAGCAACGCTAATGCTCATCGCTGGCGGCATGCAAGCCGTTGGTGCAATTCAACAAGGCCGCGCGCAAGCTGCCCAGCTTGAAAGTCAGGCACGCGCCGACGACTACAACGCTGCGATTCAGGCGCAACAAGCCGACGAGGTTGCTCGCCAAGCCAGCCAACGCGAGGACTTGCAACGCAAGCAGGCTCGTGCATTGATTGGCAAGCAGGTGGCCGGTACCGCCCAGGCTGGTTTGAAAATGACCGGCTCTGCGCTGGACTTGCTCAATCAGTCCTACAAGGAATCGGAAGAGGATGCGTTGGCCATTCGCTATGAGGGTGAGTTGAATCGTCAGGGCTTGATGCAGCAATCCGAGCTCACCAAGTTTCAGGCCGCGTCAAATCGCGAGGCTGCCAAGCAGACCAAGCGTGCGTCGTACCTGTCGGCGGCCACTTCGATGGCGTCCGCGTATGCCTACACAAAGATGCCTGGCATGACAAGTGGTGGTGGCGGTTACGGTATTGGCAGTGGCGGAATGGGCACGGTCAACACCGCAAACTATGGCGGCGCACGCGGCCTGTCAATTCGTTAAGGGTAGAACATGGCAACAATTCCAGTTTATGAACGTCGCGTCCTGCCTTCTGGCGTTGGTGTGACACCGCGTGCCCAAGGTGCGCAGGTTGCGTCTACCGGCCAAGCTATCGCAGGCGTTGGCCGTGCGCTTGGTCAGTTTGCCGAGCAGGAGATGGAGGACCGTGGTGCGCTTGAAGCGTCTAACGCTTTGTCAAAGGGTGACGTGCAATGGCGTGACCAGTTCACCGAGCGTGCAAACGCGTGGAAGCCTGGCGATCCTGACTTGCGCGAGTCCGTGACCAAGGACTTCGACACATGGACCCAAGAGACGGCGAGCAAGCTGCCGACTCGCAAGGCCCAGATGTATTTCCAGCAAAACGCCATTCAAATGAAGAGCCGCCTCGATCGTGAGGCGTTCATGCATCAAGAGCGCACGATCACAAATTCTGTGCTGCAGTCGACGCAAGAAGGCATCGATGCTGACGTGCAGTCCGTGTTTGCGGACCCAAGTCGTCGCGAGGAAATCATTAACCGGCGCGTGGCTGTGATCGAGTCCATCGGTCGCATTGACCCTGCCAAGCGTCGCGAGATTTCGTTGAAGTTTTCAGAGCAGGCCAACATGGCCGCAGAGCAGTCCGAGCTGGCCGCTGACCCAAGTGGGTACTATGCGCGTCGCTTTGGCTCGATGCCTGTTGATGGCGCTGGCGTTTCTGGTTCTGGTGGCTTCAATCATTCGATTGACATGTTGCTCAAGAACGAGGGTGGCTACACCAAGGTGGACGGCACGTCCGGTGCTCCTGCCAACTTCGGTATCAACCAGAAGGCAAACCCAGACATTGACGTCAAAGGGTTGACCCGCGAGAAGGCTGTGGAAATCTACAAGCAGCGCTACTGGGACAAGATCAACGGCGACGCGTTGCCACCTGAGCTGCAAGCTACCGCCATGGATGCGGCTGCCAATCAGGGCGTGGCCAATGCGAACAAGTGGATTGCCGAATCTGGCGGCGACCCTGTGCGCTTCAATGAGTTGCGTCGCGCTCACTACGAGTCGCTGATCGCGTCTGGCAAGTACACCGAGGCAGAAGGCAAGTCGTGGATGCGTCGCTTGTCTGCCCACGAGAAAGCCTCGGCTGGCGCTCTGCCGTCGGCTGATGATGCAGTCATGCCCACGTCGCCTGGCTCGTTCATGGCGTTGTCGTATGACAAGCGTTTGCAGTTGCGTCGTGCGGCTGATTCAGCAATCAAGCAAAACACCGCTGTGGCTGCGCAGGCTTTGCGTGGTCGGTTGGCTGATTCGTCTGCCATGGCCAAGGACGGTATCTTGGACCCTCAGCCGTTGACCGCTGAGTCGTTTGCTCCTCTTGGCGTTGATGGTGCTGTGGCGTTTGCCGAGTACACGCGCACGCAGCAGCTTGCTCGCGACGTGTCGTCGTTTAAAGGTGCCGACAATCGCACGCTTGAGGCTGTTGCCTCTGGTGGTGTCGTTCGTGCTGTGGCTGGTGCTGGCTATGCCGCTGAGGATGCTCGCGACAAGGTGCGCCAACAAGCGGCTGCGTCAATCCTGCAACAGCGCAACGCCGACCCTGCTGGCTATGCGGCCAAGAACGTTCCGGCTGTCACTGAGTCCATGCGCTCGATGCTGAATGCCAAGACGCCCGAGGAGCAGGCTGTGGCTACGCAGGCGTTCACTCGTCAAACGTTGGCGGCTCAGCAAACCATGGGCGTGCGCAATCCGCGCGTGCTGTCAAAGGCTGCGGTGGACGACTTGGGTGCTCGAATTGCCAAAGGCGACGAATCTGCCGCTGACCTGACCGCTGCGCTTGAGGCTCAGTATGGAAAAGAGTATTTTCCTCGAGTAATGCGTGAGCTCATGCAGGATAGTAAATTACCGCCTGCAATGATGATCATTCCAGACTTGGATTCGTTTAATGCTCGAGAAACAGTTTCTCGCCTGTCTGCCGTCAAGCGTTCTGACTTGGATGCTGGCGTTGATGCTGGAATGCTGAAGGATATCAAGGCAAAAGTAATTGATCACATCTCTGAGTTTCGGTTGTCTGCTGGAATGATTGGCAAGGCTGGCGCTGAGCAAATGTCTGCCTATCAGGAAATGATGGAGCGCGTTGCGATTGACTTTGCCGCGCGTGGCGTGCACAAAAACGGCGGCGCTGCTGCTGATGCTGCTCGCCAGATGCTGATTGGTAAGTACCAATTTGACGGCACCTTGCGTATGCCTGTTGGTGCAAATCCTGGCGCTGTTAATGGTGGCTTAGCAGATGCTTTAAAGAAAAACGTAATTCCTGCGTTAACAGAAGCTGATGTTCCGTTGGATAAGACTGGGGCAAGAACAAAGCCTGAAGCCTTAATTGAATGGCGCAACGATATTGCGGCTCGTCACTTCTGGCTTGCCAACAACGACACGACGGCTGCCCAGCTCTGGGTTAAAGGAAAAGATGGCGAGTTTATTCGTGTCATGCAAAACGGGCAACAGGTAGAAGTTCCGTTCGATGCTGCAACAAACATGGCCGAGTTGGCCGCTCAGCCGCATAATAGGGCCAGAGCTGCGCAGCGCACTTACCGCGAGTCTTTGGCCGCTGGTACCCGCAAGATTGAGCAGCAAATGCAACAAGCCAAATAAGAGGCGTCATGACCCTGTACTTCGACCAAGGCGGTACCGACCGCGTAACACTTCAAGACATCGAGCCATCGTTTGGCACCAAGATGGGCGCGGCTGTTGATGAGGCTTGGTTGGAGTCGTATGGCCCGACGGCTGTTGACTGGGTAAACAAGAAGCGCCAAGGTGGCGAGCCTTTGTCTGCCCTTGCCGCTGCCGAGAAAATCAAAGGCTCAGGCCTTGCTGTGTCTCTCAAGCCAAAAGACAACGAGTACACCGACGCCCAGCTTGATGTGGTACTTGGTCGTCAACGTGAGCTGACCATTGCCAAGGATGTGCGCGATCGCACGCCGTGGGACATGGGCTCTGCTGTTCGTGGCGTTGCTATGTTTGGTGCTGGCTTGGCTGACCCGATCAACTTGGCCACCGCGTTTGTGCCTTGGACTCGTGCCGTTGGCGCTGCCCGTAGCCTTGAGGCCGCTCGCTTGTCGTCGTCGGCCATGACCCGTTTTGGTGGTCGTGCTGGCTTGGGTGCCATTGATGCTGGCATTTCGACTGCTGCGCTTGAGCCGTTCTACGCTGGTATGCGTCGCAGCTTAGGCGATGACTACGATTCCATGGACTCTGTGGCCAACATCGCTTTTGGCACTGCCTTTGGTGGTGGTGTTCTTGGCCTTGGTGGCGTGGGTGTGGACGCGTTCAGAAAGGCCACAGGGCGCGTTTTGCCGTCGGCTAGGTTCAAAGGTATGTCCACGGACGATATCGAGCTTGTAACCGGCTTAGAGCGCGAAATCGCCACGGGTATGGATGCTCGCGACGTTGCTCGTGTGCTGGAGACATACACGCCTGAAATGCGCAAGGCTATGGGTTTCCCTGATGCCGACGCGTCGCTTGACGTTATCGTGCCACCGGCTGGCATGGTCACTGGCAACGACGCCCGTGTAAAGGTTGGCGAAACATACGAGCCTGCGCAGTGGGCCGTGGTGGATGCTGACCAGCTCACCGCCACAATCGACAAGGCCGACAACCAGTTCCGCGACCGCAATCGTGCCGCGTATCAGGCCGAGCTGCAAACCCGTGCAAACAACCTAGACCCGTCGTTGTTGCTGTCTGTGGACAACCCACTCATGGACGTTGGCACGCCGACGATTGCCATGGATGGCCGCATCATCGGTGGCAATGGCCGCACGCTGTTCATCCAACGCGCGTATGAAATCGGCAATGGTGAGGACTACCGCGCTGCCTTGGTGGCGAAATTGCAGGAGCTCGGCATCGACCCTGCCCAAGCGCAAGGCATCAAGCGCCCAGTGCTGGTCCGTCGCTTTACGCGTCAGGTTGACGTCAAGAAGGCAGCCATGCTGTCAAACGAGGGCGGCTCAACTGCCATGTCTGCTTTGGAGCAGGCCAAGGTTGACGCTGAGCGTTTGTCTGACATTCGTTTGGAATCGGACGCGGACGGCAACTTCAACGTCGCAGGCAATCGCGCAGCCATTCGTCGCTGGCTTGAGGCTGTGCCGGACGGTGAGCGAAACGAGCTCATGTCGGCTGACGGCATGTTGTCTTCGGCTGGTTTGCAGCGCTTGCGCAACGCTTCCCTGTTCCGTGCGTATGGCGACTCGCCTGTGCTGGAGCGTTTGGTGGAGTCCACAAACGTGGGCAGCCGCAACGTTGCCTCTGCGCTGGCTCGCACTGTTGGTGTTGTTGCCGACGCTGAGGCTGGCATCGGTCGTGGCGAGTTGTACGCGCTGTCGATTTCTGACGACATTCGCATGGCGGTTGAGCAGTTTGAGAACTTGCGCCAGATGGCCATGCCGGTTGACGCCTACTTTGCCCAGCAGGACGCCTTGGGCGACGCGTTGACCGAAGAGGCCCGTTTGCTTTTGAGCGTGCTTGGCCGTCACATCACCAGCTCGCGCCGGATTGCCGACGTGATTTCTGGCTATTACGACCGCCTGCAAGACTTGGGCAACCCTTCGCAGGCTGACATTTTTGGCGACGTGATGACACCCGACAAGGGCCGCATGTTGCAAGACGCTATCACCGAGATGGAGTCGCGCATGGACACGGCTGCCGAGGTGGTTGAGAAGATCGAGCCAGAAACCCGCGAGGCTGCCATGCGTGCTGGCATTGCGCAGATGGCCGATGGCCGCGTTGTGGACGTTGCTGCCATCGTCAATACCGACCCTGCTGCTGGTGGTACCGCCACGGCTCAGGACTTGCAAGCTGCGGCAAACCAAAACCAACGCCCTGAATCCTTGCGCGTTGCTGACTTCGAGGCAAGTGCTGCCATCGATGCCGAAAACGCTGCGGCTCCTAAGTGGTCCGGCGTGGCCGACGCTCAGGCTGCAATGGATGAAGCCGATGCAATGCTGGCCGACACAATCAAGGCTGGCGACCAAGCGTTTAAGTACTCACGCGGCGAAGCGCCTGGCCAAAAGAAGGCCACTGTCTGGCAAGGCACCACGGCGCGTTTTGCTGCTGAGCGTGACAACCCAATGGGCATGTTCCGTTGGGACAAAATTAACAGCGAGTTCGGCGAGCAGGCTCAGGCTTTTGGCTACGGCCACTATCTCGCCCAGCAGGCGTGGGTGTCACAGACGCGGTACCGTCAGCGTTTGACTGAGCGTCGTTTGGCGCAGGGCCGCTCGTATGAGGTTCCTGATGGTGCTGGTGGTACGTTGATCTTGAACTTGATCACGAGTGCCAAGACCTACGTGATGCCGGACGGCACGCTTGTGCACCGCAATCAGAAGGACCAGAAGCTGTCGGCTAAGGCTGTGGCGATTCAGCAGGTCCGTGAGTTTGACTATGAAAGCGCCATGCGCAGTTTTGGCAACCGTATCGAGTCACTTCAAAAAGACATCGACCGTGGTGGCCGTGGCTTCTACCTGTCCAAGTCTGACGGCGAGTACTTGGTTCTTGACCCAGATGGCAAGGAGTTCTCAAGCGAGCGATTTGCCACACAAGAGGAGGCGATGGTTGCTGCTGACCAGTACAACGTCGGCTTCCGTAAAAAAGGCGGCAATGCAACGCCAGAGGCTTTGGAGCGCATGCGCACCGAGTTGGCCGGTTTGCGTCTTGCCAAGGCTGCGGTTGAGGAGGTGACGTTTGCCACGCCTGTGACCTATGACGAGGCTCGCCTTGAGGGTGAGTTTGCCGATTCCAGCTTCTACATTGACAACGACCCGCTTCGTGGCGGCGCTGATTTGTATGTGCAAAATTCCCCATTTGGCTTTGGCAACAAGAACTTTGCAAGCGTCGATGAGGCTGTGCAGTTCATCCGTGACAACGCTGGCCGCGAGTTAAATCCTGCGATCACTGACTACATGCCACCAGTGCCGGACGACCTGCGCTTGCGCGTCATGGCTGGTGGGCAGGAAATCACGAGCAACCTGAGCTTGTACATCGAGCGCGAGGCCGACTTAAGTTCTGGCCGCGTGCTGCCTGAGAACATCGGCAAAGAGGCAACGCCTCGCACGAGCACGATCAAGGGTGTGAACAAGGTTGTGCAGCTCGATATGCTGCTTGAGCGTTTGAACAACGAGCAGGCCGAGAAGTTTGTGGATGGCCGTCAGGCTGCGATCACCGAGCTTGAGCAGCTCATCTCTAATGGCGTGACCGAGTCCACCGTCGAGCTGCCTGGCAGTTTGTACCGCGCTGAAATCCCAGAGGATGCGTTTGCTCGCATGCTGCTTTGGGAGGAGCCAATGGGCAACCAAGCGCCAGAGGTGCAGGAGCTGTTTGCGGACTTGGGCCTTGCTCCATTCGAGCCACCTGTGTGGCAGCCTGTTGATGGAGGTTTTGAGATCGACCGTGGTGTGTCTGGGCGCGTCACCGTCAAAGAGCTAAAGCAGCCAAGCGTGCAGGCAATCCTTGACCAGTACGGCTACCAAATATATGAGGCCCCCGCTGGCAGTCCTGATGAATGGGCGTTGCAATTTAGCGACGGTTCGACAGCCTACTACAGTACGTTGACAGATGCTGAGTCTGTGGCAATCCGTCAGTGGGAGATTGACTCTGGTGCTGAGGATGGTCGCTTTGCTTTCTATCGCCAAGGCAACCTTGCTGGCAACTACGCCACCATGGACGAGGCCAAGGCTGCCGCTATGGACTGGCTGGGCGTGTCCGACTACACGGGTGAGTACGCTTACCGCTGGTTGGTGGACCAAATCAATTCAGGCGAGTTTGGCGACGAGCTTGGCGACCCGATCATGGAGGCTCACTACGAGATTGCCACGCGTCGCTTCCCTGATGAAAACCCAATTGAGGCCATGGACTTGGCCAACTACGATCCGAGCCCAGAAGAGGTGGCGTCTGTCATCCTGAGCAACAACGGCGTGCCTGGCCACTTGTTCTTCGACGGTCAGTCTCGTGCGGCTGGCCAAGGTGCTTACAACCTCGTGGTGTACGCCGACAACGTGGCTAAGATCGTTGATCGTTATGCCCGTCAAACTGGCGAGCTGTTGCGTGCAACCGACAACCCTGCCGACATGGTTCAGGCC